TTTTACAAGTATTTGTACATCAACTTCTGGAACAGCTTTTTTTAACAGATTTTTATACAACTCAAGTACTGAAGTTGGCACTATATCTTCAACAGGAACTACAACTTCTTATAACACTTCATCAGACTATCGCCTAAAAGATATCACAGGAAACCTTACAGGTTATAAAGAGCGCATCATGGCTCTACAACCAAAGCAAGGTACTTGGAAAGCTGATGGTTCTGTATTTAAAGGTTTTGTGGCTCATGAGTTTGCAGAACAATATCCTAATGCAGTAAGCGGTGAAAAAGACGCTGTAGATGAGAATGGAAACCCAGTTTATCAAGGTATGCAAGCGGGTGGCTCAGAAACTATTGCTGACTTAGTAGCATTGGTTAAAGAACTAGTAGCAGAAGTAGATAGCTTAAAAGCTCAATTAAATAAGGAGTAATACAAATGACAACATTTACAATTAATAACCTAGAGAGAAGCACAGACGGAGACATAGTAAATGTCATCCATTGGACTGCAACTAAGACTGATGGTGACTTTGTAGCTTCAGTATATAGCTCACAAGCTGTAGAAGTAGGCGATACACTAGTGCCTTATGCAGACCTAACAGAAGCAGTGGTTGTTGAGTGGGTGAAAGAGAAGCTAGATTTAGTATCACTAGAATCAGCTTTGGATGCACAGATTGAAGCACAGAAGAATCCTGTGACTGCAAGTGGCACTCCTTGGCAGGTTTAAGTATCTTTTCTTACTGATACCAGCTATATGCTTTGCACAGGATAGTTGGTTCGGTAAGGACAAGAAACAGCACTTTGCTGGTAGTGCAGTTATATCGTACAGCTTAAGTGAAGTAATGAGTCCTACCAATGCTTTCTTAACTAGTGTTGGTGTTGGGCTCGCTAAAGAGATATACGACTATAAACACCCTGATAAACATACTGCAAGCTATAAAGACTTAGTTGCTGATATTGCAGGTGCTTATGTTGGTGTATATGCTAAAGGTTATTCTTTCAACTATGACAGTAAAACCTTTACAATAAGATACACAATGCAGATTAAGTAAGATTTTTTAACTAAGTAAGGAGAATGACATGGGAAAAGATAAAAAGACCCCAGTTACAATAGATGGTGTTGAATATCAGTATGAGGATTTAACTCAGGAACAACAGATGATGGTTAATCATCTTCTTGATTTAGACCGCAAGATTGGTTCATCACAATTTAATTTAGACCAGTTGCAAATTGGAAAACAGGCTTTTATGAATATGCTAAAAACATCATTAGAAGCCAAAGACGAATCTAAAGCGGAGTAAAATATGGTGAATGAGGTCACATTAAGCCAGACTGAAGCTAGACTAAATAGTCATGAAGCAGTTTGTGCTGTTCGATATGAAGGTATTAATGCTCGATTGAAAAGATTAGAGCAGATTCTTATTGGAGCTTGTGGCTTCATTATTGTTATTTTATTAGGAATAGCATTGAAACTATGAAAAGATTACTACTTTCTTTATTAGCCCTTAGTGGGCTATTTTTTTTGCCTGTAAAAGCAGAACCTATTGTTACTGACTCTACAAGCAAATCTGAAACTACTGTTAAGTCTCCACCACCTTCTGCTATCAGTCCTAGCATTACGACTATCAATCCTAAGAACTGTTCTACTGGTGTAGCTGGTGCTGCTCAGACTCAAATCTTTGGTTTATCTTTTGGCGCAACTGTTAGAGATATTAACTGTGAGCGAGTTGTTAAATCAGAGTCATTATTCAATATGCAGATGAAAACTGCTGCTGTATCGGTAATGTGTCAGGATGCAGATACTTGGTGGGGAATGTGGGATGGTGGAGTTCCATGTCCTATTGAGGGCTTTGTTGGTAAGGAAGCTAAAGAGTATTGGTTAGCTAATCCTAAGATGATTCCTGATAGACCTAAGATTAAATGAAAAAGATACTTATAGGTATCATTTGCCTATGCTTTTTTCAACCTATAAGGTCTCAAATAATTCAGCACCAAATTTCTGATGATAGTTTCGCCCATGTTCCTTTACAGTTTGGCTTTCCTTACTATGGTCGCATCTTTACTGATTCTTATATGTTCAGTAATGGCGTTGTTGGATTTGGTTCAGTAAATAACCATTGGTGCTGTACTGGTTTTGACTTAGCTAACTCTAGAGGTTATCAGTTTGACTTTTCGATTATGCCTTTGCAGACAGACCTTATTAACTATGGTTCTGGTCGATTCTTAACTGAAGGAACTCCACAGTATCAGCGCTATAAGTGGGAGAATATATCTGAGTATGGAGTGCCAAATAATCTAAATACATTTGGTTTAGAGATTAGACCTAGTGGCTTTATTGGTATGTACTATGAAAGTGTTAATATCAGCCCTTGGAGACCTGTCACCATAGGAAGAACAGGAGATACTTCTCAAGGCGAGTTTTACCAGTATTTTCATGGAAATGGCTTTTCACAGGCAAATTTCAGCTATGTAACACAAACTACTGGTGATTTATGCCTTGTAAACCCTCTATCAAGCCCACAATGCCCTAATTATGCACAGGCATACCAAGACCAACAATGTAGCCTAAATCCTCTCTATAGCCCTGTATGTGGCGGATATGAGGTAGCTTACTTTAATCAGCAATGCAGTCTAAATGCGCTATATAACAGCCAATGCCAAGGATATGCAGAAGCATACGCTTTAGCCAATATAGTTACTCCTACTGCTGTATCTACTACAGTTCCACAGGTTCAAGTTAGCACAACAGGCGCAGTATCAGTAGAAACCCCTATAGTTGCTGACCCAGTAGTAAACGAGGTAATTACTAGACCACAGGTAACCAATGCGCCAGTTCAAACATCTACAAGTAGTCCTGCATCCGTCACAACTCAAGCAGAACCAAAGCAAGAGAAGAAGGCGGAGACTAAACAGGTGGCTACAGTTAAGAAGGTTGAGGTTAAGAATGAAGTCTCGGCTGAAGCTCCTAAGATAGTAGCTCCTGTCCATGAATACAAAGCTCCTATTATTCTTGATTTAGCTTATATGCAGATGGTTAAGAAGCCTATTAAAGACAATAACAGAGCAATGTATAACTTAATTATGAATAGCCAACACAAGCACGAGGAAATGGTAGATGAGCAATACAGAAGATAAAAAACCAGACTATGAATTTAGCATTGGTGGATACAAACTTAAATACTCAAATAAGTTGATGTATGCAGTTATTGCTATTGCACCTGTAATTGGCGGTACTTTATGGGGTGCATTTGAAGCTGTTAAAGGCTATCAGAATATGCAGAAAAAGATTGAGTCCTATGTCGCACCAGACTTAGGTGAGTTTGATAAGCGATTAGCTACTCTTGAAGAATCGACTGCTAAAGTCAATGACTACACAAGAGATATTAAAAATGATATTAAGAATGATGTCCGTAGACTTGAGAAGGTGGTCGAACAGGTAGAGCGAGATGGAAAGCAACTATCTAGAGAGGTAGACAAAGACCTAAGAGAAATGCGTAGAGAGACAGACAACAAGATTAAACGAGCTTTAGACAACCCACTAGCAAACAAGGATTAATATGCTATCTTTATTATCAACAATCATTTCATTCTTAATGGGCGGTCTGCCAAAGGCGCTAGACTTCTTCCAAGACAAAGCTGATAAAAAGCATGAGTTAGAACTTGCTAAAATGCAGACAGAGCGAGAGATGCAGATGATGGCTCAAGGCTATGCTGCTCAAGCTAAAGTCGAGGAAATCCGCACAGACCAGATAGAAATGCAGACAAATGCTCAAGTAATGACTGCTATTTATGACCATGACAAGTCTTTAAATGAAGGTACTTCTACTTGGGTTAAGAACCTAAGAGCATCTGTAAGACCTATTGTTACTTACCTATTTGTGCTAGAGTTATTCCTTATTAATTTTGTATCTCTTGGCTGGGCTATCTGGACAGGTGTAGATTTTAATACTGCCTTAGACCAAGTATTTACTACTGAAGAAATGCAAATCGTATCTAGTATTATTGCTTTCTGGTTCGGAACACAGGCTTTTGCTAAGAAATGAAAGTAAGTCAGAAGTGTATTGACAATATTAAACGAGATGAGGGTGTCCGCAGCCGCCCTTATCAATGCCCTGCATTGCTGTGGACTATAGGAGTAGGTCATGTTATCGACCCTAACCATGCTAAAGTACCAATGGCTAATAGAAAACAATTACCTATACCTTCAGGTTGGGATAGGGTTCTAAGTAACGAGGAAATAGATGAGATACTTCGTAAAGACCTTGCAAGGTTTGAGCAAGGTGTATCCAGACTTATTACTGCTCCTCTTACTCAAGGTCAGTTTGATGCCTTGGTTAGCTTCTCATTTAATGTTGGACTAGGCAATCTACAAAACAGCACTCTCAGAATGAAGGTCAATAGACAGGAATATGAGGCTGCTGCGGAGCAATTCTTAGTATGGACTAAAGCTGGTGGTAAAGTCCTTGCTGGATTAGTTAAGCGCAGAACCCATGAGAAAGAGATGTTTGAGTCTTGATATTGTAATATTTCTATAGGATACTAGGCGGTATGAAATTAGTCACTCCACAAACTGTTCAAGCAGTATATGAGATGTTGATTCAATTACCGCCTTTCCATAGGTGGAATCTTCCACCATCTAAACAAGTAGTGTTTGAGGTGCACAAAGACCCTACTTGCTTGGGTGAGTATGAGCCAGAGCCAAATACCATTAGGATTTCAGAAGCAAAGAATGGTCATTTGGATACTGTTGTTAAAACTGTAGCCCATGAGATTATTCATATGAGGCTATACCTAAAAGGTAGTAAATCTTGGGATAAGCATGATGCAGTATTTAATGACTTATCGCATAAGATTGCTATTCAGCTAGGATTTGACCCCAAGGAACTGTAATGGCTGTAGAAACCTGTACAGAAGAACACTTTATAGCTTTATTTCACGAACTAGGTTCTCCTCAAGCTGTAGCTAATGCTTTGAATATTGCTGTTAGAAATGTCTACAAGCGCAGACAAAGCCTAGCCAAAAAAGGAATTGTTCTACAGACTAGAAATATTACTGGTCATACTGTTGAGTTTAATAAAGCAGAAGTAGAAGCAAAAGTACAACAGCGATTAGAAGCTACAAGACACTCTGTTCGCAGAGGTATCACAATGGAGAAAGGCAGAGTATTAGTATTCTCAGATGCTCACTTCTATCCTGATGATGAAACAACAGCCTTCAGAGCGCTTCTAGAGTGCATTAAAGAGTTTAGACCTGAGATTATTGTATGTAATGGTGATGCCTTTGATGGCGCATCTATTAGCCGACATCCTAGAATTGGATGGGATTCTAAGCCTAGTGTTAAAGAAGAATTAGAGGCTGTTAATTACCATATGAATGAGATTGAAAAAGCATCTCGCTTTAAGTCTAATCTTATCTGGACTCTAGGTAACCATGATGCAAGATTTGAGACATTCCTAGCTGCTAATGCTCCTCAATTTGAAGGAGTCAAAGGTTATTCACTTAAAGACCACTTTCCACTATGGCAACCTTGTTGGTCTTATTGGATTAACGACAATACAGTTATTAAGCACAAGTGGAAAGGTTCATTCGGTGCTGGTAGGGCTAATGCCTTGAATAGTGGAAAGCATTTTATTACTGGTCATACTCATGTCTTAGCAGTACAGCCTTTGACTGACTATAACGGAACAAGATATGGTGTTCAGACAGGATGCTTGGCTAACCCTGATGGTGACCAATTTTCTGACTACACAGAGGACAACCCTAAAGACTGGCGCTCTGGATTCGCTATGCTGACCTATGATAGAGGACAGTTGCTAATGCCTGAGTTAGTACAGGTATGGGATGAAGATAAAGGCGAAGTGCAGTTTCGTGGGAAGATTTGGTCTGTATAGTATACAAAACAGTCTAATTGTATAGAATCAGGTGCAATTGGGTGGTTTATTGGGTGACTAACCCAGCAAAATAGATAGCAACTGCTACAGCCTCTACAATCAATAAAGCATAGTCCCTATATAGGTAGCCTTGGACTGTCCAAAGAAATGAGCCTACAAGCCCAAATAAGAGGTTTAAAGGGTATATATTGAGACTAGTAAGGGCGATACCTACTAAACAAAGTAATGTACCGCCCCATCTAATCATTTTTGATTGGCTAAATA